TGTATTGGGCTTGCAAGAATTAGGCATTGAGCTAATCGACAGCAGCCAAAAAGCGTCCTTTGGCAAGTTGCACGTTTTACACGGACACGAGTTTGGACAATCTATCTTTAGCCCGGTGAATCCTGCGAGGGGCTTATTTTTGCGTGCCAAAAGCAGCATATTAGCAGGACATAACCACCAAACGTCCGAACACCATGAGAACAACCTAAAAGGCGATGCAACCGCTTGCTTTTCGACTGGGTGCTTCTGCGACCTTGAGCCGGAATACCGCCCATTCGCTTACACAAAATGGAATCACGGGGGTGCGATTGTGGAGCTTGACGATGAGGGGAACTTCACCGTTGACAACTTCCGAGTAGTAGATGGAAAGATACGATGAACTGGATAGGATTTATATCAGCGAACTGGAAGTGGGTAGCTTTAGTTGGGTTGCTTTTCTTTATCAAAAGGTCTTGTAGCGAGGCTGAGAGGGCGTACAGGTGGGAGCAGGCGTATGAAGCTCAACAGGATGTGTACAAGAGTAGGGCTCGGCAGGTATTGGTAACTAATGAGCAGTTAAGGAATGAGAACAAGGAGTTATTAGATAGCTTGAAGATTCGGCCACGTAGTGTTGAGTTTGTGTATAAGACTAGATGGAGGACTGTTACTGATACTTTTCCTGTTATAGTTTATAGGGAGTGGTATGATACCGTTCAGGTTTGTCCTGCGTATTCTTTGACTATTGATACTTTATGTACTCGCACAGAAGTCAGGCTACACCCTGACAGTAGTAATGCAAAAGTCAGGGTAGAGTCTTACGGTGATATGAGTGTTGTGGGCTATTGGAAGCGTCCAGGCAAATGGTTTGGCGGTAAGCTATGGAATGCAATTCGTGGGAGGAAGGAGTCTTATATAAAGATTACTTCTTTGTGTTTTCCTGATACTTCCGTATCTTTGAATGAATTTAAGCGTGTCGAGTAAAATAAACATAAGCTAAATGGCTACACAAAAGTCTGAAAAGATAATTCTAACCAATCCGATACCCGAAGGTAGAGATGGTTTGCAGATTGTAAGATATGAGAACTACAACAATGTTGTTGATGATATTACGTCTTTATATTCTGCTGCTGCTTCTCCTACTGTAAATACTAGCTATGGCTTAACGGCTCAGGGTACTTCGGCAAGCACTACATCTATTCTTAGTTACGACATTAACGTATTTACCACTGTTACTTTGTCTGATTATGCTACTAAGCTACCTCAGCCAGTAACGGGAAAGAGTGTTGTGATTGTCAATAAGGGTGTTGCTCCTTTGTATGTTTACCCTTCCAATCCTGGCGGTGAGATAAACAACTTAGGTATTGACCAGCCAGCGATTGTGCCTCCTGATGGCCAAGGGTATAGCTTTTATTGTATTGAGAACCCTCAACCGGGGCAATGGGTTGTTACAGGATTGAATAGCGCACAGTTTCAGATTAACCCTGCTCAGGAGATTTCTGTAAGCCATACAACAGGAAGCCCTACATTAGTTCATGGGTGGATTCAGGTTGATAGTGGGGCTTACGGTATAGTTAATGCTTTGGGAGGCGGCTATACCCTGTCTATTCCTGCGAATGGAACTGGCCCTACTACGGATTATTTTATTACGGCCTACACCCCACAATTTCCTTTGAGAAGTGCCGTTGCAATTAAGTGGCAGACAAATGGAACTTTAAGAACTTTGAATACAGACCCCGTTGGTTCTACTGACCTTACTGGCATAAAGCTTAGTTACACGGAGTGTTTTTCAGACGCTCCCAATAGTGTTGTGAATTTAATAAACCAAGCACAGATAACTTTTGCGCCTTTGTTTGTAGACCCTAATGGTTACTCTACGGTTATCAATAACGCAACTACTGCTACGGTAACTTTCAACCCTGGTGGCCCTAACTTTAATGGCAACATTGGAGATTCGGGTGCTGTTGACGCATTTATTCCTTTCACAAATCCTAGGGCTTTTGGGGATAACGGGTTTTCTAATGTTTACTTCATAGTAACTATTGACATCCCTTCGGCCAGCCCAACAGGAACATATAAATTCGTTCCTTACTTTGAATACTATTAAGCAATGAACAAGTCAGATTTCTACGACAACTTAATGGCCTTTTTGGTTGGCATTATAGGCTTTATGATGCCTCTATTGGACATGTTCCTTGTGGCAGGGGTTTTCATCACCTTAGCTTTTGTAATGAAGCGTGAGGAGGAGAAAAAGAAAAACGGCAAGAGCTTTGGTTTTTGGAAAGGATTTGGGAGTGTATTAAAGACTACTTTCTTTCGTGGTATGTTTGTTGCTGCTGCCTATTGTTTTGATTATTTCATTGCTTCTAAGTACCTCTATCCTATCTTGCAGGAGTCGTTGCACCCAGGCATACAGTATGTGGTTACTATTTTGGTTTTAATAGGCACGTGTTGGCACTATCTTACCGAGGCTGATAGTAGCTGCAAGGTTGTTTACAACCGTGGTATATTCGATTCTTTAGAGGTGCTGTTTGACAAGGTATGGGAGTTAGCAAAAAAACTAAAAAACATAAAGTCGGAATAGCGGTACTTGCGAGTGCTGATAAGATGATGATTCCTGTGTGGGAGCGGCACTTGAACAACTTAGGTTTTGTAGTTGTCGCTTTGCACTCTTTGCATCAGGTTGCACATAACTGGTATTTTTATCCAGACTTGTATGTGATAGACATTGATGCTATCAATTTAAAAGGCGTGAGGTACTTGTATGCCATTCAAAACAAACGTGCATTAGAGAGCAAGAAAAAGATGCTTGTACGTGACAACATGATGGTCTATGGCATTTCAAAGAACCACAACAGGAATGTGTTTCCCTTTATTGACCAGTTTGTTGATTGTACTTCACAGATACCTCCCATTGAATATCATTATCAAAGTGAACGTAATTGCCTTCGGAATCTCGTATTGGATTTATAAGGTCTTCGGGATTTTTGATAAACTTGGGTGAGACCTTTTCTATTTCTCCAAACAAAGCTTTGCCATCAGGGAATCTATACTCTATTGCCGCCACACCATCGAGCAGGAGCTTTGTAATTTCAAATGTACGCAGCTTGCTTTTAAATAATGGCTGCACGTAGTACCTTTGAATGAAACCAACGGCAGGTATTATTACTTTCTTCTTGCCAGCCATATAAAAAACAATAAGACCATAACCTCAAGCGTTCCGAACACAGCCATTAAGAAGCTGTATTTAGTAGCGTTGCGGTATCTCCTTCTCTTCACTAGGTATCTAAACCTCATGTAGCTTATTATTGTGAGGATTAGTAATATTATTGGTATTGCAATCATAGGTGTTTGAATTTAAGCCCCTCCATTACAGAGGGGCATTTGGGTTTACTCAATATCAATCACTACATTCTCGGACTCAAAGAAGTCTTCCACCTCTCTTTCTGTGCGATTCTGATAGCCTTTGTGGAAAGCTTCAATCTTGCACATGTTATCCAAGGTAGTTTCCATTCCTAAAGCGATAGCCACTCGGTAGTATGCTTTCGGAAAATCAGAATGGGAGTCCGTCTTCTTCTTCATCTTCTACGATTTGAGGTGTATCACTAGCCTTCTCTAGGTCTTCTGTCTCATCTCCTTCATCCATTGCTGGATGCTGACCTTTTCGGGAGTTGAAGTAAGCTTGGAGAACCTTGTCTGCTTCGATGGCCTGCTGGTTTTCCGCTTCTGTTGGAGTGAAAATATCAAGCGTTGGAACGTAGTATGTTGTAGCTCCATTCTTGCGCTCCTCATTTCCTGTGAGCATAATACCCACCTCCTCTACGTTTACGTCCTTTAAGGTATCAATCCAAGTATTCAAGGTAGCCCCCTTTAGCTTGATATTTGATAGCTCACCATCCACCAAAGCGTAAATGGAAGATGTGTACCTAGCACCCTTGGGTAGGGCTTCTTTAATATCCGCCCATAGACCTCTGATTTTTAAATCCCTGTTTCCATCTTTCAGGTATAAGGGTTCTTTGGACAAGTCCTTTACTTCATTGGAATTAAATCCCATCTTTTTAACTACATCAAATCCTGTGATGCAATGCAAGGTGTCAAGCACAAGGATTTTCTTTACGTCTACGGCTTCGGACTTCTTGGTTTCTTTGTTGTAAACCTTAAAGTTGCCTGTACTCCCTGCCCATTCTAACCATTTTTTACATGGGTGTGGAGTTCTTTGATAAGGATTAGACCTACTCATTTGTTTTGGGTTTGTTGCTCCGAACAATCGCCTCGAAGCTTGGCGTATTTTTTAGCGTATGGCTTTTGCTCTTTTATTATATCCGTTATAGCCTTCGCTGAACGGGATAACTCGTGAGCGTTTTTTGACATTCGCTTTTGTATTGTCTTGTTTGTTGAAGCCTTGGGATTGTTTCTGTCGTTTTCAATCTCAGCTATCATCTCCTTCACTTTCTGAATCGGAAAGCTCAGGCTCGTTGGGAACTTGCTCATAAAAATATTCATCTCCTGTTATTAGCCACTTCTCACTTATAGATTCTACAGACGGGGTTTCTTCTATAACCCTCAACCTGTGCATAGGAAAACTCTTTCCTGTAAAGCTCATATCAAAGAACTGCAATCTATTGTTTGGCTGCATAGCTATCTGGCCGTTGTCCAAAAGAATGATATGCCCTTGCTTGAATTGTGTGGGCTCTTCTGTAAAGCCATTCTCATACCAGTCCACAGTGCCAAAATAATTGCCCCAAACAAAACTTCTGTCCTTCAAGGTTACTTTCACCCTAGCCTCGGTGAGATAATCAAACTGAACGAAGCTAACGTTGTCTGAGAAGCAATCCCAAAGCTGTAACATGTGCAAAGGTAGCTCATCAGTAGTCGGCTTGTGAGACAAAAAGTTCAGAGGCACTCTTGAGAGGTGTGCACCGAAGTCTGTAAGCACGTGGAATAACAAAGCCTTCCCGCCATAAGATTGAATGGCATGGACGATACACTTTCGGGTTTCTTTGACTCCCATAAACGAGAGGTCAACGTGCCAGTATTGGTGGGGTATGTTGTGGTTAATTTTCATTGTCTTTTGTTTAGTTGCTTTGGTGCATTAACATTCAACCCACTCCTTTACTGGTTTCATAATTTTATAACCTTTACTTTTTAAATGTTTTATCATGTCCTCGTCCGTCATTATCTTTTTATCTTGGATTTTATCCCTTTTCACCCACGTTTTCGAACCCTCATAAGCATTATCTGCATACTTTCTTATAAAACTTGATAAACCTTTTCTTTTTAGGTTTTTAGGTGGATAGCCATTTTTTACAGCCCTTTTGTTAAACTCATTTGAAGTGAATGAGCTTGGCATTTCTTCCATTGTTTTCTCTAAAATCATCATGTCGTTTGTTTATTTGGTTTCGTCTTTCACAAAAACGCCATCAACGTTCTTGCCCGTACGCCCCTTAATGGTATCGTATGCTAACTCGGTTGCCTGCTCAATGTCAATGCCCTGTATGTCGCAGTAAATCGCAAGGCATACAACGATGTCGCCTATGGAGTCTATTTCCTCATCTCGCCTACCTTTGAGTAGACTAGAGGATAGCTCACCAAGCTCTTCCATTGTTTTGAGGGCTTGTTTGTAGGGGTCGTTGATACCTTTGGCACGTCCCCAGTCTTGGATTTTCTTAATTAGCTCTTTCATTTTTTATGTTTTATCGTGTTTACTGCAAATATATGAAATGATTTCTTATTTGCAAGAGTTTGGAATGTCATTGATTATTTTGATTAGACAACTATGCTTCTGCGACCAAATGTTCGCCCCTAGTTTTGATTGCTCAAGATGACCCTTAGTGATTGCCTTGGCTGCCGCCACTTACTTTAAAGTGTATTTGCCGTCAGGCATGGGCTGAGTTTATTGCGCATATTTGCTTGTTGTAGGTAATAAAAAATACTACCATAGTTGCATTTGCTTACTGTGTTGTTCAAAACGCTTGCAGGCTTTATCGTAATACTCTTTATCAATTTCATAGGCTGTTAAGTCAAATCCTAAATCCCAACAAGCAACGGCAATGCTTCCACTTCCTAAATGAGTGTCAATTATTTTATCTCCCTCATTAGCAAAGTGCTTTAACTGCCATTTATATAATTTAATACTTTTTTGTGTTGGGTGTATTCTTGTGCCATCAATATTGTAAAATCCTCTATCACCTACGGGTGGTTGTTTAAATATCAAACTTTTAGTATTAAATGAAGTCCAGGCCATTTCAGCCATTGACATCAAATGTTTTTCAGTCATTTTTTTATCCCACACCAAAAAGCACTTTGTTGCATATAAGTAATCAATAAAATAATTTCCGCCCCAAACAATTTGATTCTTACTTATTCTAAACAGTTCAGTCCAGTATTCTTGTTTAGGTATTTCACTATCCCATCTTTTACCATCGTCAAAAACTCTTGTTTTAACGTCTATTCCATAAGGCGGGTCTACAATAGCTAAATCAAATTGTTTATCCTTCATTGCCTTCATAGCCTGCAAGCAATCTTCGTTATATAAATTTATTTCTGCTCTCATATTCCGTATTTTTTACATACCTACAACAATAGCTATACGGCATTAAAACGACCGTTTATACTTTTCCGTTAGCCACCATTTAAAGATAGCCGAGATTTTTTTTAAATCAGCATTTGTGATGTGAACCGCTGCTGCGGCAATGCTTAAACGTAATGGCGGTAACATTATCCAAAAGCAATTTAAGGGTGTTTTAATTCTATTCCGCACCTCTCTATCTCTTGGTTTGCTCGTATATGTATCCTTCTGGCAATCTCTCCCCCTTGCTGAGGGATAGATATTTTTCTAAAGTTTCAATGCAATGGTCTTTTCCAAAAGCAAAGTACGCTGCATAGCCACGCTTTCTGCAATTTTGTATTTCCTCCCATTGCTCTTGGTGGTCGTCTATTTTGTTTCCTTGCTTGTCGGTTTTAAACCTAGGTTTTAGTGTGCCATCCTTTTTGATTATGCTTGACTTCTTAATTTCCAAATACAAGCCTGAGTAATCGCCCCTTGGCTCTTCAAGAAAGAAGTCTAACTTTTTATGAAGGCTTCTCATGCGTTTAAGTTTCATGCGAAGCCCCATGCTTATTCTCATGCCGGAACAATCAACATTAAACCTGAGGTCGGGATACTTCCATTGTATCCATTCCGCAAATGATAAGTGTTCTTTTTCTTCGGGTGTCATTTGGTTTTCAAAATGAAGTGATTCATCTTACATTTGGTGCATGTGTAAACCTTCTCAGGTCTATTTGCTTTTCTTACGGCAACGCTGCCACAGGCAGGGCATAGCTTAACAGATTGGTCTGCTTCCGTGTTCTTGGGCGTTTCTTTTGTAGACTCCATTTAGTGTAAGGTTGATTTCAGACATTGGAAACTTTGTGCCTCCAAACCTATTTCCCAACAGTTGTGAGGCGGTTACTTTATCAATACCCATCCTGTTTAATATACAGCATAGACGATAAATATAATCATTTCTACTACCTTTTCTAAAGTAATGGCCGTTTCTTTTCAACGCACCCTCGGCAACTTTAAAAGCTTCCGAGTAAGACCTTACCTTTACCTTAGGGTAGTTTACGTTCTTGTACTTGGGGGCTTCAGGTATGTTACACACCTTGCAGTTGCCATTAAAGTAAGCTTCAGGGTCGTAGCTTAAAGAACTCTGCTTATTCAAGGCCTTAGAACTTGTATCTCCATAGCCTAAGCAGTATTTCTCATTAAGGTACTTCCATGCCCAGGAGTAATCCTCTGGACTTGCATTAACTCTAAACCCTATCTTCAAGCCTTTGCGAGGGGAGCGAAACATAAAACAGACGTGTGTTATATCTATTTGCGATAAGACCTTGCCTGCTTTAATCTTGCCGTCTATGTCTATGTGTACTATTCCTGAGAACTTATACAGGTGTTCTTTTGTTTTGCCACCTCGGAATATGCCAGCAGGTAAGAACGCAGGTAGGAGCATTTTCTTTTTGTCTACATCCCCTCCCTCACGGATAGATTCAATTCTATCTTTGAGTTTTTCGGAGCGGATATAGTTTATAACAACATCCAGCTTGCGTTCTATACCCTCGGTATTGTAGTTATTTTCTAAGACCGTACAGACCATTAGAGTACAATGGGCATTACAATGATAACAACATCAGAATATTTGATAAGCATAGGCCTAGTTGGAGACATCATTATCTCGGCTTTAATATCAATCTCAGGGGTTTTGAGAATGTTCCTTGCTGAGAACCCTGACTTAGGCATGTTCAGGTCTGTCTTAACATCAATACCTCGGTTGTAGTCTAAGTCCTCGGAGTATACCTTACCTTCTTCAAAGACAATCAAAGAAGTGCCCTTAGTGCTAAATAGGCTTGCATCCCCCACATCATTTAAGAACTCCTTGAGGTTTATCTCTTGCTTAAATTCGGGCTTGTAAGCAAAGACAGAACGAAGCTGCTCAACGGTCATAAACTTAGCATCTATCTTGCGTATTTTAACGCAGCATTCCTCGGATGAGATATAGTTGTATTCATCAGTAACTCCAAGGTCTACAAGCCCTGTCATTTCTTTTAGGATAGCAACGGTATTTTTCTTTACCCATACATCGCACTCAACTTCTGTGGGTACATCTACGTGTGGTTTACCGAAATACATTGAAGAGGCATCTGTGGCTACTACGTGTATTGCCCCTGCTTCTGAGATAAAGTGTATGTACTCAAAGCTTGGCCGTGCAATATCGTCCTTTGCTGTAAATTCTGCTGCGGCCTTTGCATGTTGGTATACATCTAAGCTTTTCATTTTAAAGGTTTGCTCAGGAGCGGAGAAGTCCATTGATACCATTTCCGAAAGTTCCATTGCAGGGAATTTGCCTCTGCGCCTGCCGCTTTTGAAGTGGCACATCAAAGCTTCCCCTGTTGGAATAATCTCTAAGGTAATCTCACCATTGCGACAAGCCTCAGCAGTCTTTAGAATTTCCTCGTAGCGAACTGCGATTTCTTCATCTCCTTCCATTTGAACCTTTGCTCGGATAGAAGTGGTAAGGTCTGTTCCTGAAACATAACCGCCAGAGATTAAGACATGCTCGGTAGCGGCAATGGTAGTCTTAGATTTAAAGACTGGCGCAACCATCTGTAATGCATTACGCAAGGACTCGGTGTTAATTGTCATTTCTGATTGGATTTGATTATACGATAAACTTGTTCTGTGATGTTGGTTATGGTTACTTTTTTACCATCAATAATGTCATCAATGGTACTCATCTTGTTCTTCATTAGATTCCAAATGTACTCATCCATTGTACCTTCTACAAGTATACAGTTGATGTTTACCTTATTCAACTGGCCACCACGGTACATCCTACTAATCGCCTGGGCGAAGTCCGTAGGAGTGAAAGTAAAGTTAAGGAATATCCCGTTATGTGCGTTCTGTAAATTCAAAGAAGTTCCTGCTGCAATCATATTCCCTACAAACGCTTGGTTCTTTCCTGTTTGAAAGTCCTCTACAATCTTACCTCTTTTGTTGTTGGCTACACTCCCATCAATAAACGACACACCATACCCTTCCTTCTCAATCTTAGAACGAACCAAAGCTAAGGAGTCCTTAAAACTACCGTATACCACTACTTGCTTTCCTGCCTCTAAGATATTCAAGGCAAGCCCTACTGCCATATCAACCTTAGCCAAAGATACAATCCTGTTGGCCGACATTAAATTAGCCTCTAAGCTTTTAATGCTACGCTGCTTTTCTTCGCAAGCTTGCCTTATAGCCTCATCGTATACCTTGCGCCAATCGCCATTGCCATCTACGGTATGAAAGATAAAATTCTTGGGAGGTATATCTAAGCAGTCCTCAAGCTTGTAGCGTATCATTAAATTCGCTAAGTGCTTATTTAGAACATCAATGTTTTTACTGCCTATTGTTTTCTTGGAGTAGTGGCCGCCAAAAGCATTCTGCTCTTGCTCTAAGAACATCTCCTGGAACTTAGTCTTAACCCTACCTAAGGGATGTTCGCACAGCTTCAATGGAAGGAATAAATCTTCAGCCGTATTAGTCATGGGAGTGCCAGAGGCAAAGGTTATATGAGGGTACTTGTTCTTGTACTTTTTCTTTGAGTAGCTAATTATCTCCCTTAGTCCTTTGTATCGTTGGGTCTTTGGGTTTTTCACCCGTTGGCACTCATCCAATATGATATACTTAAAACCCTTTTTCTTTAGCTTCTCAGCCATCCGATAGAGCATATCGTAGTTGACTATCACAAACCTTTCTTCGAGGGCTATGATGCTCTTGTTTTGGCCGTACATAATAGAGAACTGATAGTCCTTAAACCCCCATTCCTTTGTTAGGGATTTGAACCAAGAGTATTTTGCCGAGGCCTCACATACAATAAGAGTAGGATAGAGCTCCATGTACTCTGACTTGAGGGCGGTGGTAATTGTTTTTCCCGTACCTTGGTCTAAAGCTGCAATGTAGTGCTTCCTAGTAACGCTATGCAATAAGGTAGAATACTGATGCTCCCATAACTCCTTGCCGTTAAGCCCTACTTTTTGGTGTAGCTTGGACTTGAATTTATCATGGTATTCCTTGTATAGCTTTCTGAGCAGGGAGGAATGCTCTTTGGTAATTTTAATCCCAAGCTCATCAAGGATATGCTTCAAAGCCATCTTGCGTATCATAGATACATGCACCCTCCATTCCTTGCCGTGAAGTTCCAGTTG